ATTGCAATTACATCATTGGTCCATTTTGTTGTCATATGTTTAGTGGTATAAAAAAATAAAAGATTTATAATTCAGCCAATGTGAGTCCTTCTCGCAACCATGTAGACACACGATCGGGATGCAACGCAACCGAAACCAACTCTTCACGGATTACATCCGTTCTCGCTTTAGCCATGTTTGAATAATTGTATTCAAATATAGCAGGATTTTTAGATAAACAAAACCACACAATTTTATCTTGATTTTCTTTTAACAAATCAATAGCAGCCGGATTGACAGATAAATTTTGCCAATTGACTTTTTCCAGATTTTTTCTCATGTGTTGAATAGCAAGTGGATGCGTATTTTTTGAAAATTGAAACCAACAAATACGGTACGGAAGTTTTAACAATAAATGAATAGCAGCCGGGTTAGAACATAACAAATTCCAATCCAATTTATCTAGATGTTTTTCAAGGATATGTATGGCAGATGGATTAGTAGATAATCGTTCCCATGCAACACGAGATAAATCATCTATATAATCTTCAATCAGTTGCATGGCAAGAGGACTTGTATTTTTAGCCAATAAATGTAAATTACATTCAATATAATGTGCATCTACTAAATGAAGTGCGTTGGAGTTTTCCAATAATTGTTCTTGAATATAAGGTAATTTAATACGTGCATCTTTTTCTAACAATGAAATAATGGCTGGATTTGGATTTTTAAACCAACAGTTTACATTAGACAACATGGTAGAGTCGTTATACAAATAACACAATGCACCAGGATTTGCGGATAAAAGAAGCCACATTTTTGGAATATGGTATTTTTCGATGTGGTCGATTGCATTAGGGTTCATATTGAGCATGCAGACTGCCAATTTGTTGGAAGGTATCCAGCTGAGGAGCTCCATGATGTTTATACATTTCTCACAAGTAAATTTATGTTTCAATTTTCTAATTTATCTAAAATTTTGTGAAGTAACTGTTTGATAGCAACTAATTCATGTTGCACATCTACAGGATCAAATATATTGTAGAGTGGAACATTTGTTGTTTGTTGAATGGATTGTACACGTTCTTCAAAAAACGATTCGCGTGTAGACGTTTCTTTATCTTCTACTTTTAGATTATTAATGGCCGGAACAAATAATGATATAAAAAGTTTATTTTTATCTGTTAATGTTGCATCTAACTTGTCTGCAATTAAAATATTTTGTTCAAATATTTTCATAATTTGTTCTTTTTGTAAACCAGGACGAAACAATTCCATCTCGCATACAAGGTCCCATAACATTCGTTTATTATCCGTCGTGTTCATATAGTATCATGCTTTTATTCTTTATTAGGAATTAAAATATTTTTTTCGTAATTTTTCTATGTTTTTATCTGGAAAAGTTGTTTTACCTTTGAAAAAATCATAATTTTGACTTTTCAAAATGGTAATAATAAAAAATAATGCGTACATTCCACATTCTGAATCTTTGAATTGGTGTTCTTTAGGATGATTTTCAACAAATTTGTAACTAGGATCTTGACTTTGAACTTGTTTCACAAATGTTTTAATATTTTTAATAATTTTGTCACCTGCAGAATCAAAATAGTAAATTGTCTTTTTTCGTCGATCTATAAACATAGATACCCAATGTATTCCTTCCCCTTCATGTTCGTCAATGTTGAACACAATTCCAATATCCATATATTTCGTTGTATTGACGTCAAATTCACATAATTCAGGCCAAACGCATTGTCCGTCTTTTTCTTTAAAATCATAATCTGATGGTGATGGTCCTATATATTTGAATTGAGGGTATGTTTTTTCATATTGTTTCAAAACGTCTGTAATTTCTAAACTGGACAACCATTCATTTTTATTCTTTTTCCATGAAGAAGGACTTTTAGGGGCAAACACTCCATCTGCGGGTACATCAAGTTCTTTTGCCCAACAAGATTCTTTTTTGCATTTGGTAAGTTTAGAATCCAACTCTTTCCAAATATCAACTGGATTGTTTGTATTTATCTTTTTTTTATGTGTACGATTATAATTATTTTTTAATTGATACAGATGATTATTATTGTAACAAGTATATTTTTTATTTTTTTTATAAAGCGGAGAACATATTTCAGGTTTTACCATGTATTAAAAACATATTTTTTTTATTTTTTTTCACAAGAACATCTATTTTTTTGGGAGCAAAAATAAATTGGTCACCATTAATTGGCAATATATCTTTGTCCTTTTCTTTATCTAATTCTTTTTCTAAATCTTGTTTTTTTAAACATTGAATACAATCATGCACATAGGTATGAAATGAATTTTGTAACATGTGATTGGCAGATGCATCAAACATAGATGCTGTTAATTCTAAAATACGTTCTTTATAATAAACATCATAGTCTTGTATATGGGGGACAGTTGTTTTACGTTTTGGATTGAATAAATAAGTAATAGTAGGATCCATATTACTTATTTATATTATGAAAATCAATAATTAATCTCATGAAAGGGATTTGAACCCTTGGCCTACGGATTTACAGTCCGTCGCTCTACCAACTGAGCTATCACGAGATGTCCAAAGAAAGAATTGAACTTTCTATCACTTAATCTTCACTTAAAACCTAAGTGATCTTCCATGTTGGACATATAGTATATTGTAGTATATATTTAAGTACCTTTTCAATAATTTATATTCATGCTTAAATAACTAACTAAACCAACTAGCAACGAACGAACAATTAAAGATGTGTCTTCATCGCGAATACCCATTCGTTTTACATATCGAAAAGTGTATGATGATGCAAAAATAATGAAAATAATCATATTGAATAAACTGCCAACCACTTTGTAATCCATATATATAGATTATATTTTTCCTAAATTGGAATAGAAAATTCAGAACACCAATGAATCCATTTTTCTTCAGAATCGTCGGTAGATTGTAAATATTCAAATTGTATTTGACCGTATATGGCGTTAAGTTCATTTATTTTGGACATGAAATAATAAGGCAACATTAGTTTATCATAATTATCAATTTGCACTATTTTTTTTAAATTGGTACACACAATATATTTTACTAAACTACTGTTACTAATTGCCCGAGGTTTACAAATATGCACATTTTCATAACAAGCACATAATAGATAAATAAGCTGAATCGTATCTTGTTGTGTAGTATCTGCCACTCGAAGAAAACACATACCTCCTGTATTTTGATGATTCAATACGTATATTACTTGCTCTTTAAAATCATCAATATCACCTATAATTAATTGAGTTAATTTTGTTCTTAATTTAAAAGAAATATTTTTTTTAATCCAATCAAAAGCTTCTAAACATGAATCACTTCCTAGATTGGTAATTTCGGTAGTATCCGGAATACGATTGGAATGCAATAATTCTAACATGACAAAAAATGAATTAGATTTTGGTTTGTATTTACTCAACACTACTATTTTATTTTCTATTTCACAAGTGGGTTCAAACGTAGTTAAATAATGTTGCAATGAATTAGAAAAAATAGAATGTGATTCATTTTTTTTATAAGAAATGTTTACATGAGGTAATACATAATTCATAAATGAATATACACTTACCTATTTAACTAATTTTAATTTTTAAATAGCCAGAATCATATAGTTTTAAAGAACGAAACGCTATATGTTTTTGTTTTTGAAATATATAATATCGGTTTAGATGCGAAATAGCTGCTTGGTTTGGTTCAGCTGACATATCTTTAAATTTACTTTGTACCGTTTTAAATAAACCAGTTCCATTTGGAAAATCATGAAAATGTGTAGCTAATTCAAAACCATGTTTTGCCATTAAAGGAATGAAATAATCTGCAAATACTAAAAATTCTTCAAGGAATTTATCTTTGTTCAACGATTGTTGTTTTACACCAATTTTTAATGGAACATAATGCGTATTTTCTTTGACATCTGAATTTTCGTATAGTTTTTGAATATTTGAAAATGGTACATAGTCCTTTTTTATATTGGTAGACAATTTAAATGTCCCTGTATCATCATGTGCAGTAGACATAATTTGTCCCTTTTTTATATCTTTTAGTAATTCCATTATACTAGTGCCATCAAAACAAGTAGCACAGAAATATCCTCCTACTTGAATACAATCTACTAAATTATAAATAAACTTTATAATAGATTCTTCTGAATCAAACATATAATGTAATGCAAATTGTATACTTCCAATATCAAATCCTTGTTTACAATATCCATAGGGTATTTGGGTTTTTTCAGATAACATGGGCGGATAAGTAGATTCCATACCAAATAAATATTGTACAATTCGTATTTCGTAATCATTGGTAAATGCTTCTCCATCTTTAATCAATAAACTACTACTTCCTTGTACAAATAGCATAGGCAACAAATCTTTTTCTTTACGTTTATATTTACGATTTTTCTTTTGAACTACACGTAAAAAGGCACCATCTACCGTATTATGCAAATTGTCATTGTTGATATCAATACCAAGTACAAATCCACATTGAGCATCTTCCCATTTTTGAAGATCACCAGCTTTACCGCATGCAAAATCAATTAACATTGCTTTTCTTCTCTTTGTGGATCGTACTTTGTCTGAAATTTTGTCAATCAACATTCGTTTAATATCATTGTGAAAATCGCTCATTAATTTACCTTCTTTCAAGTTACCCTTTTCTGTTTTTAATGTGTAATATTCATCTTCTAAATCAACAGGACGTAACGATTTACTTACACTTTCTTTAGTTGGAGCAATCAACATTTGATAAGTAACAGGATTATGTATACTTATCCAGTTTTTTACTGCAGTACTATAAGCATTTGGAGTAGTTTTATCCCAACGAACCCGAATCGGTGTCCATCTCCAGCCTTTTTCTTTTGTATTATCATATTTAAATTCAACAATAGAACCGTGTTCAATCACTTCCACCAAACGTCCATCGCCTTCTGTACATACATTGCCTTCTTTATTGGTATACGAATTACAGAGATAAGCAGATACATCATAGGGTCTACCACCAATAAAAGGAATTAGTTGTTTACTATTAATGTCAAAATTTTGATAAACAGAAACAGATGGACATACCGTATAATCAGACTGTTCGCGAGTTGGGTAAGCATTGTACGATGATTTCAG